TTCCTCCTTGTAAGTTATTTGTCTGGCTTAGTTCCCGTCGGGGATATAGATGAGAACCATCCTCAACTTCGCCCCTGTGTTGAGACCTGTTGCCCCTGTAGTGATCTTGATTCCGTACCATGTATCATAATCGGAGACCGCCTGCAGGAGACCGAGAGCCGTATCCGCCCGAGCCACCCCGCCGGCTTGGCCGACGCTGGACGTGGTGATCACGTTGGTACTTGCTCCCTCCAGGTCGGTGAAGTCCTTTTTAAGCAACCCTGCCGACATAACGAGAGCTGCCCCGCTGTCGATATCTCCGGCAACGATGAAGTAGTCGATGAGTTTATGCCCTTTCGGAAGGCAACCCCCGACATAAATATCGCTGGTGGCGAGCGGGTCCGTGGCAGCGGCGAGGGTCACATCGCTGATCGACATGATCGGCACCCCCGCCCCCTGGTGAGTCAGCGCCGCAACGGAGCCTTGCAGCGGCTGAAGTGTCGCGGCGGCATCATCTGCAGCGGGGGTTACCCCGACTGCCTTACTCATGTATCTTATGGTCTGTGCCATTTGAGTCCTCCTTGGCTAAAGCGTAAGGAGGGGGTTCCACGCCCCTCCGGGTTATTTTACGAGGTGATGGAGGTAGGATCGGCAGCCGTGTCGAGGGCGAAAAGGCCGAAATCCAGCCCGTTGAAGGTGACTTTCTTAACGCCCCACCTGGTGCCGGTGCAGATCTCTAGAACGTACTGGAAATCCTTCCATTCTTCCTTCCAGGAGAAGGTGTTGGCTTCGCCAGGCTGCCCGAGGGCGAGGACCCCGGCCTGAACGCCGCAGAACAGAGCCCGTGCGCCGGCCAAAGTGCTATTCACGCCCCATGTGCTGAACGTGAGGTTCGCGTCATGCACCTGGATAACCACGTCGCGGTAAATGCCGAGCGCATCCTTGGTATAATTGCTCTCGGATTCGTTGGCGCCGGTGGCCAGGGCCTTGGTTATCTGCGCCCATCCGAGTTCCCCCTGCTCACGTCTCAGGTCGAATTCCTGTATCGGATGGATAACGCACAAGAAACGCTTCTTGCCGCCGACCTTGGGAGCCGTGAGCTTCGGGATACGAGCAGTGCCACCGCCCATGGTTTTGGCTTTGGCGATTGCCTTGTCGAGCAGTTTCAGCCCGAACTTGTCGTCAGCCGTCAGGGTTCCGGTCGAGGTTGCCGACCCGTCGCCACCGAACATCTGGTGATAGGAGTCAGGAGCAACGAACGAGTTGTTGGCGTAGCCGGTGAAGTCGGTCGCCTCGATGAAATCGGTATTACTTCCGCGGGCGCCGGACAGGTACATGGTGATCGTCTCGTCGAACAGACGAATCATGTACTCGGACTGGCGGGCGCGGCCGATTTCGCGGAATTCCAGCATGGTTTTCTGCTGGTCGTTGGTGTTGCCGCAGGACACGACTTTACGGAGCTGGTCAACGTAAACCAGATCGCTGTAAGTGTCGAGCTGCTCGGCGGTTCCTTCCGCCTTTTGTTCGCCCTGGACGGGCTTGCCGCGGAGCTGTAGAGAGAGATAGTAGCGAACGGACTCGCCCCTCATCTTCTCCAGGTCTGTGAGACGCCAGATAGGCATCGTCGGGTTTTTGCCGCTGGACATGAACTTGCTGTTCCAGTAGCCCTCTCTCGCAAGATCCACCGCGACCATCGCTGAGTACCGCTGGACGGCCTGGACGGAACTATGCACGACTGTGGTCTGTGCCATTTTGTCCTCCTTTTTCGCCGTCCTGGTGATTATGGATGTCCGTCAAGTCTGTAATCCTTACTGACGGGTCTGCTTCAAACACTACTTTAACGGCATTCTCTATGTAATCGGAACGCCGGAATTTAAGGGTTATAATCTGGCCCAAAATAGTGAACTGAATCCCTCTCCCAAACTTTATTTCCTTTAGAAGTCGGGACATTAAGTCCTCGCGCCTTTCAGATACGCCGCTTCCTGCTGTGGCGTCATCCTGGCAAGGGCTTCTTCCCTCTCAACCGGGTCCTTAATCCGGTCGATGTTGGCAAACGGGTCAGCATCATGCTCGCCGGCTGCCGGGAGTTCACCCAGGTTCACCACACTGGCTGGCACAGTTGCGGCCGGGGCTTTCGGTGTTTTTTTGCCATTTACCACCTGGGTGGCCAATGGAGTTGTTTTCCCCCGCGCCGGCAGATTAAACGCCTTGCGTACTGCGCGGTCGGCCTCGATCTGAATCAGCATCCCGGACTTGCCGGCGTTCGCGGGGTCTTTCAGGAGCACGTTCACCCGTGAAGCGAATGCAGAGAAAAGCATAGCGGACTTGTCCGTGATCTTCCCCTCGGCGTCCTTCTCCCTGTACTCAGGGGTTGCGGCCACAAAAGCCTTCTGCTCTGCCATCCAGATAGCGTTTTCTTTCTGAACGTCCCGCTGGCTTATACGGGCCTCCATGCGAAGCTCGGCAATCTCCTGGTTGATGGTGGCGGTCTCGTCGTCGATCTCGTCGAGGGCGTCGCGGAGGTCTTTCTTGGTGAATTCGGTCTTGTCCGGCTTCTCTCCCTCGTCGAACCAGTCGTTTACCTCTTTTCGCTTCGCCTTGAGCGCGACTATCTTATCTGCCAGTTCCTTCGGGACTTCGACTTCTACCTTTGGCAACGGGATATCGGAGTCGGGAATGTTAATCCGGAGCGATAGGAGTTCTTCATCGGTCGGGATGACTTCCGCAACGGCAGCCTTGGCCGCTTCTTCTTTCTCTTTGTCCTCGGGAGAGAGGGCGGCTATGCGGTCGGCTTCGGCTTTATCGGCTGCCGCTTTCTGCTCGGGCGTTTCCTCACCTTCCTTAATCTCGCCGATCTCTCCAAGGGCGTCGTCAAGTTCATCTTCTTCCAGCTCTCCACCCTCGGCGGCTTCGATCTGCTCGTCGGTGATCCCAAACGCCACGCGCTCGGCGGGGAGTAGGTTCTCCCATTGTGACTTGGTGAATCCTGCCGGAATGCCGGGTTCTGCCGTAGATTCGCCGCCGGTCCCTGCTTCGACTTCGATCCCTCCCCCCTCGGTAGGCGGAGCGTAGAGAATTGCCCTGTTGATAAACTTGTGCATAAACATCCTGATACCTCCTGTTATTTTTTATCGGCCATCTTGCATATTTCGGAAGATTCAGCCTTGCGCTTCATGTGTTCTGCCTTCATCGTCTTGGCGTGACTGTGGGCAGCCTTGAGACGCACGGGGTCTTTCTTGATCGCTGCCGCTCTGGCGAGTGCGCGGACATCTTCCTCTTTCTCCCAGTGGTTATCGTCGTATGGCTGCGCCACCATTCCCGATTTCTTAGCCATTGTTCAAGCCCTCCTCGTTTCTAGCCTTAACTGTTTCATCTCGTATGATGGACACCTTGGATGACAATCACAAGGGTCAGTTATGGACTCATCCAATACCCAACAATAATAATAAGTGTCCCATCCGTCAGGCAACATTTTGCCCACCCGGCTGTCCTGTATTATCGCCCACCTGTGGCGGGTTTATCGCTGGTTGTGGCTGTTGCGGTGTCGCTGCCGGTGTCCCTTGCTGGTCAGGATGTTTAACGAGGGCGTCAGCCTCTTCAATCAACGTGTCGGCTGCCTTCACGATACCCGGGGCGATAGATACCGCCCCCGCCGTCTCCATGGCGGACATCAGCATGTTCAGCCGTTCCGATGCCGCCTTTACTGCGTCCAAGATCGCCTTGTTTTCTTTGCTGTCAACCTCTGCCCGCTTCAATTTCACTTCGAGCTGCAGCATCTCTTTCTGAATCGCCTGCATTTCAGCGGCTTCTTTCTGCTTCGCGGCCTGCTCCTGCTGTTTGGCCTGTTTCTCTTGAGGAGTCAGGTCGTCGTCGATACCTTCCTGCCCTGTTATCTTCCTGATCCTGGCGACCATCTCCTCTTTGGCGTTCATATCGTCGTAGAGGTCAACGTAAATGTCGAGCATGGCGACGCCGCACTCCTGGGCCTTGCCGCCAACCTTAACGAGATTCTGGATGAGCTCCCCGAGTTCTTGCCGCATTCCCTGCCGGACCGTCTCGCGGTAATCCGTTTTTGATATCTTGAAGTCACCCTTGGCACGAGTAATCGAATCGGTCGGTTTCCCCTCTTCGTCAACGGTGTTTATGGTGACAAACTCATGCTTCTGCTCTTCGCCGGTAATCCTCATCACCTTTTCGGTGTTGTCGAACTGCTCGACGTTGGAGAGTTGAAGTTCGCCGGCCATCTGCATGGCGAAGAAATAGTTATCGAACAGGCTGGAATTCTGGTTGCTTCCCTGCTGTTCAAGTGCTTTGATCGCCACGCCTGACAGGTCCCGTTTGCTCTGTCCTTGCTGCTCGGGGGTCACGCCTGCGATATTGTGCATGAACTGCTCGGCTTCCCTTGCAACCGCGGCTTCCTGCTGGGCCTTCGCCATGCCGTTCTCGAAGTGAATCTTCTGCCCGGAGAGCGCGCCGGCCGCTACTTTTGCAATCCCGTCAGGGCGCCGGTACTCGTCGGCAAACCGGGCAATCCCTGCGGGAGTTGATTCGTCGATAGCTCCCTGCTCGTAGATGACTTTCTCCGCGGACATCAGGAAGTAGGCTCGCATCTTCCGGGCGTTCACATCGTCCTGGGGAGAGCGCATGTCACGAATCAGGCCGTAGGGCATCCCGTCACGGTCCCGGCGATAGCAGAACACCGGCACCCATGAAAACTGGTTGTGATGGTAAGGAGTCGGGAAATCACGCAGGAATATCGAATTGCACCATAGGCCATGCCTCACGGTCATGCGCTTGGCATCTTCCAGATCGGCGGACCCGTACTTCACCAGATGCTTGTGGACATCGTTATCGTCCTGATAGATCACATGGTCATAGGCTCCGTACTCTTCCCCCTTGATGTTCAGGACCTTAACCTTGTCGGGGATCCGGTACTGCATGTGAATGATCTTGACCCTGTTCCTGAAACCTTCGATGGTCTGGCCGAACGTCATGCCATAATCCATCGTGACCCCATCGGTCGCATCATCGAAAACGTAGGAGTCCTCCGGATTGTACGGATAACGGCTGATCGTGTCGATTGCGGCGTTTTCCAGCTCAGTTTGACGGTCCTCGAATAGAGCACCGGCAATGTCCAGGTCAACCCACCGCTCCATAAAGTAATAGCGCCAGTCCATCCGGTCGAGCCGTTTCCCCAGAGAATCCCACCACATATCCCGCCAGTCCATGTTGGCGTAATATAGCGGGTTCTCTGGATCGGCCTTGGCCCCGATATCTAGATGACCGACGCCGACCTTGGCAGCGTTGGCGAACACCTGGGAGCGAACGTAAGCCGCATAGCTCATGTCGTCGTGGTATTTTATAACTTTGGTCTTGGTCTTGGCGTCTTTATCATCGGCTTTCTTGCGGGGGAGGACGTTGATATCGAAGCGGCTCTTCTGCTCTGTGCCGAGCGCCCAGTTAACCACGCCCTTGGTTATGTTCCACACTTGAACGGGCTGCTCTCTCTCTTCGAGAACGGCAAGCTGGTCGTTGGTGAGCTGTATCCCGTCGTAGTAATCGGCATCTATGGCCTGTTGCTGCCGGTTGTCGAGGTGAGCGAGCCGAGCCTGGCGCCGGTATATCTGCAACGTCTGCAGGCGTTTCTGCATCTCTTCTGATTCAAGCGGATGTCGTTTGGGGGCTTTCGCCATTAGGTTAGGTTCTCCGGATACCGTTTGCTTTTCCATTCCACCACGATTTCCCCTTTACATCCCTGTGATTCGTTGTGGAATTCAACCGATTGCCCAGACTCAAAACTGCCATCTCCGAATTCTTCACTGGATGCAAATTCTTCAAGAGCTTTGGCGATTACTCTCGACGACATTCTCTCCCCGGTAAATACAGTGATTTTTATCGTGATCTTTCGCTTCATCGTCTCCCTCCTGGGTTTTGTTTTAGAGAGCCATCCCTGTCTTCAGTTCGCCTTCCTTGATGGTGAGCGGGGCTTCGATGACCTTTACATCGTCGTCCCTGTGAAACGTCATTTTCATGTCGAGGCCTGTTTCAGTCTCGGTCTCGGGAATTGGTAGGTTCATACGCTGCAGCTCGCGCAGTCCGTCCTGGATGAACATCAGGAGCTGGAATATCGCGGGTTTGTTTACAGGGATATCAAGGAGTTGCAGGCACTTAACGAGTGAATATGTGGTGCATCGTAGGAATTTCTCTAGGATATAGAGACTGCTGGCCATCGTCAGGGCAGCGAATTCATCTGTGAAGTCACCAAACGGCTGCATTTTCTTTGCGTGTGCCATGTCGCGGATCAGATCGGCAAAGTCGTTGCTATCCTGTTCGTGAACGTCGGCGTTATCTTTCGGGTCGAGGTATTTCCATCCGCAGGAGTCGGGAACCCAGAACGATTTACCCTTGAGTGTTGGCTTGTAAATCATCATGGCCCGCTCGAATTTGGGCTTGCC